AGTAGCCGTCCGAATCCTGCTGCACCAAGCTCCGCCACTCGCCATTGTAGCGAACACGCGGAACCGCCGTGATGCGGAAGCTCGACAGAACGAACACGTCCTGTATCAGACGCCCGCCACTGCCGTAACTGTTGCGATAAATATGATGACCTTCTGTCGCGCATGTACCGAGAATGACCGAGCGCGGGATATTGGCGCCATACTGGGTTTCCAATTCGGAGGCCCGGCTCTGCGTCTTCGGCGGAAACAGCGCGTTGACGGCATATTTGAGTGCAATGCCGAAGGCTGTCTGCGCGATACCGGCGAGGATCGGGCTTGCAGCCGCCCATGCTGCAACGCTGGACACAACGCCTCCAATGAAAGCGCCAATAGGTGCTAGAAATGGCATATGGAAGCCTCATGCAGGCGCAACAAAAAAGGCCCGCTGCTGGCGGACCTTCAAAGGCGCAAATTGTAGTGTTGGTTACAGGCCGACCTTGTAGGCCTGCTCGATATCGGTCACGGGAAAGAACGTGAGTCCGTGAGGCTGTTTCACCGCGAAGCCAGAGCCGCAAATGAACCCGGCGACGTATTCGTCGTTAATGAGCATCACGCCAACATCACCACGACGGGCAGAGAGCCGATTGACCGGTTCAAGCTGGAGGTAGGTTTCGAGCACATCTTTGACGGTTTCGCAGTCATTGGCTCGCATCTTTCGAGCTGCGCCAGCTTCAGTCTTGTACTTCCCACGAAACTGCGAAAGCGGGTCTTCTCCTGTCACCGCCTTAATTGCGTCCGCTGCCGTCATAAGACAGTCGGAGACACCCCATTCCGGAGTGATCGATACGTGAGCGGTCGCAAGGTCTTCCAGTGCTCGATCCCAGCTGGGCACCCTAGCCGAATTTGATTTTGAAGAATTCATTCTTGGTCCTCGTTGCGTGCTCAAAAAGCATGTCGCCCGGCGAAACAAGCTGCTGGTCCTCATGAGAGGCGTAGCGATAGCCTTCGCGGAAATTATCGACCGCACCGGTCTCGATATGGCCTTCAAGCCAAACGTCGTCGCTTTCCTCGCGGTGATCGATGGTATCGACGTAGCCGTACCATGTCGGCTCAGCGTAAAGAAAAGCGTTCGTGTCTGGATCGAAATAGAAGTCGTAGAAAGTGACAGGACGGTTCTTGTAGTCTTCCTGCTCGATCTGGCCGAGTTTATCTGGGGTCAGGCCGAAGTCCGCTGATGCAGGAAGGCGCATTGTCACCGGCTGCGCTGCAGTACCGAGTGCATACATCGGCTCATCGATATCGATCAGCGTATTGCCGTGATAGGTCAGACCGCCATAATCTTGGCTGCCCTTCCCTGAGAAGAAGCCATAAGTGCCGGTACCGAACTCGAACTTCACGGCAGAGGCAATCTTGCCCCTGCCCTCATCAAGCAGTTGCTGTAGACGTACTGGGAAAGCCATGGCCTTACCTTGTTTGAACTAAGACGCTAAGTTCCACTCGCCGATTGGCTACATCGAGGGACTTCCGTATGAAGATTTTGCAATACTGCGCCGCGTTGCTAATTGCGCTCGCCCCCAGTGATTCAATGGCAAAGAAACCGCCGAGTCGTGAAGAAGCCTTCCGTTTGGCAAATCAGATTCGCAAGTGTTTCAGGATGCCTCTCAACCAGACCGGCAACGCGGTAATTGAGTTCAGGCTTCACAAAGATGGCAAGGCGACTGATGTTGAACTGGTCAAATCGGGTGGATTTACCAATTATGTCGTAGGATTGGCGGCAATGGAGGCAGTAAAAAGATGCCAGCCTTACCAGACTTCGATAGTTGGTAAGATACGGATACCATTCAAATTCAAGGCCGACACACCAACGCCAGACAAATCCGCGCCAAAGACTCGTAGGCTGGATTCGACAGCGCCCAACTGATATCTGGCGGGCATGATTAGAAGCGTTTGCATGTTGATCGTTGGTTTTGGAGCACTCATTCAGGGTTTGCTCCGCCTTGGAAATCCAGCCCAAGCGGTAGAAAAAACGGGCTGGTTATATCAGCAGTTCGGTGATCAAGGTGTGGCTATCGGCATGATAGTTCTCGGCGCCGTCGCGTTGGCCATAGGGGCCATCATGTTCAACAACACATGGATTCGCGCTATTCGTGCGCGGAGGCAACGGTAGGCATGTCTCGACTTCCGATTGCGACTCGGCTTTGATGCTCGCGTTAACAACGGGAGGCTTGAATGGATAATGACGTATTGAAATCACTTGCCGATATCACCAAAGATCTAGCAGCGACTTCCGAAGCTTTACATGAGGAGGTGAAGGCTGACGTAACTATGCTGTTGGCGCTTTACACAACCCTGCTGCAGAGTGGCGTGCTGTCGGTCAATGATCTGGACGCACTGTCAGGCGCCGTGCAGGGCGACAAGGCGCTGTCCGATAGAATTAAAAATCGACTCGATATTGTTAAAAAGCACGCAAGAGTCTGACATCAATTCCTTTAAATCAACAGGCGGGTTCTTCCCCGCCTTTTCTTTCTTTTCCATCTTCTCTTCCTTCATTTAGGCACCTCAATGAGCTGAAACGACGCATCGGGAAACTTGCCGTCGCCAACTTCCCACGTCTTCGGCATCAGCCGCATGTTCATTACTGGGTTCTTGAACTTCACCGTCGCTCCGACAGTGATGTAAGACGGTAGAAACGGCTCGATCTTCGCCTGCAATGTCGTGCTAGCCGCTGTGGCATTGGCGACGATGCGAGCGATGAAGTTGTAATCGCCGATCGTGAAGCCGACCAAATCGCCGTTCATCAATTTCAAACCGACGGCGACGCCGTTCAATGACAGCGTATTGCCGTTGATCGCAGCCAATGAGCCCGTACCGGTGATTGCCGAGTTGTTTGCGTCGCCCCAATAGGCTTGCGGGATGCAAACATGCTTCGGCGTATAGTGCACTGTAACCTGACCGCCCCGGCACCGGTCAATGAACGCCTCAAGCAGATTGCGCTTGGCATTCGTTAAATCGGTGATTTTTGCGGTCCACGTCCAGAACGGGTCGCCGTTCTCAATCGCTGAAATCGCCCGATCCCCGTACTGAGACATGGAAACCGGGCGGTTCAGGACCGGGAAAGTCGGCTGATATCGAAGGCCGGTCGGGAGAAGTTCAGCCATTACTTTGCCAGTCCTCTTGAGTTCACCTGCCGCAGATCGCGTGCGGTTCGAACGGCTCCCGACTTATCGTAGGAAGCCAGCCCCTGCTTGACGTTGCGCTGCGAGATGCGTTCGACCTCGGCCTGCCAGTTGCCGTCGCGATCCACAAAGACACGAACGTCGGCAATGCCGGATTGCGCTTGCTGCGTCGCAGCAGATGACCGCAGGATCGGCATGGATGGCGCGCGCAAAGGCGAGCCGCCGTCCTTAAGTCCGATAACACGCCCGCTGTTGATGGCTTCCAGCAGTGCACGATTGCGCTTTGTCGCTGCAGCATTCACGACGAATTCCTCGTCGCTAAGCATCGCAGGGATTTTGTCGCCACGCGGCCCGCCAGGACCGCGAACGATTCCGCCGCCAGCACGCTTTACCGGCCCACCGTTCTTACGGAAGATACCACCCAAAGCACCGAATAAATTGAAGCCACCCTTATCGGTATCGAAGATGTTCGCGAGTCCGATTTCAATCAGTTTATCAGCGATCTTCCCGAGTGCGTTGGCAAAGGTTTCAGCAGCACTGGCGCCATTTATAAAGTCGTTAGCAATCCCACCAACCAGATCCTTTTGGAAAGCCGCCATATCTTCCGCGGCTTCCTTGATCCTGTTCTGTGCCTCGGCAAGTTTGTTAGCTTCGGCACTGGCAAGCGCCCACTGGTCCGCCGTAGCGGCGATCTGCGCTCGTAGCTCGGGAGTAAGCGCAACACCCGCCTTTTGCGCCGCATTGAGTAGTTCCTGCTCGGTGCGGGCTTTTTCCATGGCATAGCCATAGTCGTTGATCAGCGGGTTGATCTGGCGCTGTGCTTCGGTCTCAGCGACAAGAGCCGATGTACGGTCGGTGACGCGCTGAATATCGCTGTCGAACCGCTCAGCGGGAGTTTTCTTCGTTCGACCCTTCTTCTTGTCGTCTGGCGTAGTCGCGATGCCACCGCCGTAGCCAGATGGCGTAGAGGCGAGGATTTTTTCGGCGCGCTTCTTTTGGGCTTCCAAATCACCCACGGCGCGGCTCAAAATACCAGCTTGTGCTTGCGCTTGGTTTGCCGCGTATTCAAGCGGCTGAAACTCAAACCCCGTCATCTCTTTGAAAGAGTTGGCTCTGCCCAATGCTGTGTAGAAGTCCGCATTGGCTTGCGCTTCAGCCGCCCGAGCCGCTTCAAGCTGTAAACTGATCTGCTTAACCAGTTCAGTCTGATACTGGCGCGATGCTGAGGCGGCGCCTTCGAGCGCTGCTTTGTTGGCCTCGATAGCATCACCGAAGGATTTTGCCGCCCGATCACCCGACGACATATTGTTGTAAAGCAGGTAGACAGCGCCTGCCGCGGCACCTGCAAGAAGACCAATCGGCCCCAGAGAAGCGCTGAAGGCGGCAACTACACTCGTACCTGTACGAAGTGCGGTCAGGAATGAGCCCAATGCGACAACGGCCTGGCCAAGACCGACCACCACCCCAGCGATTGCCCGACCGGTGAACGCGGTAATCAGCACTGTCGCAAAAGCTGCGACGACATCCGCTATTTCTTTGAAGTTGTCAGCAACATACTGCAGCGCCTGAACCAGTTGCCTACTCGCGCCAGCTGACTTATCGGCATTGCCGATATACGCGGTAAACTCGTTATTAATCTGCGTGAAGGCGTCAGCAATCGTCGTGTTGGTGGCCTTAAATTGAGCCTCAATGCTCTTTTGTGCATTCAGGATAGCCTTGAACACACGATCGGACGTCAGTTTCCCATCGGCGCCAAGCTGCTTCAAGCCTGCAATCGTGGTCTTAAACTCGTCAGCAATAGCCTTCGCGATAACCGGCGCGTTTTCACGCAGGGATCGCAGTTCGTCACCCTGCAGCACGCCAGAACCCAAAGCTTGCCCGAGCTGGAGGATGCCAGCTGCTTGTTCCTGAGCTGACGCACCACCAGCCTTGAAAGCCTTCGAAACAAGCGAAGTCGCCAGCGCAATCTCGTCTTCGGACTTGGCTACAGCGGAGGCTGATCTGATCAGCCGAGCATATAGGTCAGTATAGGCTTCAAGACTTGTACGCGCCTCATTGGCGCCGTCCTTCAACTCATTCAGCGAACGTGCGCCAACACCAGCAGCCGTCGCAGACGAACGAATGAGGTTTCCAGCCTGCGTCCAAGAATCCGCATACTGCATCAACTCTCGCGTACCCAATGCGGCAGTAATGCCGGTTAAAGGAGCCGCGAGGTCTCGCATTGTGCCCTTGCCGATATTGCCGAGCGCCGCGTTGATACGCTGTACGCTGGCATCTGCGGACTTCTCCATCTGGCGCATCTGCCGCGTGAACTGCCCGCGCTGACGATTGATGGCGTTTTCCAACCGCTTGAAATCGGCAGAAAATTGAACGACAAGAGATTCAAGGTTCGTGGCCATGGTGGGGCACCTATGAAAATAGAACAGAGATTTAATGGATTGGGCTGGTTAGGAATCGCGTTCCTATTCGCAGGCCCTCTAGTGTCCGCGTATGGCTACTGGGATCTGCTTGCGACGGTAGCGAAGAACGTGCAATTTGGCGGCTATTACAGTCAAAGTATGCTGATGCCGTATGCGCTGCTAATCATTGGCGGCATCGCATCACTGGCGTCGCTGCCGCTGATTACTATCGGTCGTGATTTCGAAGGATTTGCCACGGGAGCCGACGGCGCTAGATCAGTATCTCGCGTGAAGGAACCGACGTTCTAGTAGGGGGGAGCATGTTTTGGTTTGTAATCGGCGTAGCGTGTATTATCGCGTTTGTGTTCATCGCATCCAAAAGAGCAACTGGAATTGGCCGCTCAGACAATATCAAATCGAATTTTGTTATTGCAGGGGATGGAGATTACGATTTCGATATCGTCGGCGAATCCAATTATCAGGACGCGCTTGAACGCATAGCCGGGCGGAGCGATGAATCCGCAGAATACTATTGTACCGCCCAACTAGTTCCCGAACCAAAAAATCCCCACGACAACCGCGCCATCAGAGTAGATATTGACAGCCTGACGGTAGGGTACATCTCGCGCAACGAGACTTCAGACTTCCATTCCGTTCTAAGAGGAAGGTCTGCTAATGTTGATGCGCTAATCGTTGGCGGATGGGAGAGAGGGAAACGGGGACGTGGTCATTTCGGCGTTAAGCTGGATATCGCGGTCCCCGTTCGTCTAGAATGAGCGCCTAAGCGCTCACCCGATCATCTCTCCATCTTCGCCAATGAGTGACTGTCTGATAGGTCGCGCCTGTCACTTGCGCTATCTGGCGGTTTGACAGGTTGGTTTCATCGATCAGTTGCAGGATTTTATCGCGAAATTTAATTCGCTTCCCTCGGTACTGCGGTTCCAGTGCAATTTTCTTCACTGGCTCATGTTCGATCTGTTTCGCATCCGTATGATGCGTGGCGGTCCTTTCAGTTCCAATCACCATTCCGATAACTGCGACCGAGTTGCGCGCGGTTCCACCGAATGGC